AGATTTCTTAACACCGCTTAGTTTATCAAGGTGTCCATACAGTTTGTAGGTTATGTGCAAAAAAGCACGACTATTATTCATGAGTGCAAAATTTCCTATGATTTTGTTGTAGGTCTAGCAAGATGGCAACCCATTGATCTTCATTCATTAATTCAAAGTCTGTCTGAGAGCTTGTTATACGCTTGATCCTAAAGGTTAGGGTGGTGTCGGTCAAATTCTTATAGAACACTAAAAAACAGGGTATATTTAGGCGACTAGCGACTATCTTTGAGAGGGTTGTTGCCTTGTATTTCTGACCCTTATCAAAACAAGTCTCAATAATGGCTAAAGGTTCATAACATCTAGGACAACACTCAATGCTGTCAATATCAATCATGGCAATGCCATCATATTTTCTGTGCCAATCGTTATAACTTCCATTACTGAAAGCATAAGTTTGTCTAGCCATTTTTCCCTATTCTGTTTTATCTTTTGTCAACTGTTTTAATATACTTGTTGCTGGATTAAAGTCTAAATCATTTGAGGCACAGTTAGTTAATAAAAAAAATATTATAATATATTTCATTAATCTTTAAGCAAAGTCCAAACAGTAACAACTACAAGAAACAAACATAATACTTGTAGCTCTTTTGGTGTTTGTAAAAACATTTCAATCATTCCCATTCCTCTTTCAGTTTATTTCTTAATATTATTATTTCGTTTCTTTTTTCTTCTATTTCTTTTTCAAGTGAAAAAATTATACTAGCTTGTTTTTCTATATATTTTTTTTGTCTTTCTAACTCAAACTTACACTCAACCTCATCAAAGATACCCTCATAAGTCATTTCAATACCTCTATCTTTTTAACAACTGATCTAGGATATACAGTTACAGTACCAACAGAAAGTTTATCGCCATCATAATTAAATGATGTAAATATTTTTACTGTCTTAGTATCTTTAGAAAATAAATAACCTATATCTTCGCACCATTGGAAAGTTAATTTTTCTACATCTTCTAAACTATCAAACCAACTTGCGTCTGTTATAATATCTTGCCAAATAATTTTTACTCTTTTGTATTTAAACTTTGGTTTTCCACCAGCTTTCATATAGATCCTTTATACTTACTTTATTTTTAGTGACTTCTATAATTTTCTTTACCATTTCTGGATCGGGAAAACGTTTTACCTTTGCAGTTAAGCACCATCTTTGAACAGATGTGCCGGGATTTTGTACCCCTTGTATGCCAAGCTCTAACCCAAAATTGTAATAGGATAGACCTTTGTCTTTTCTGTATTCTTCAAGTGTCATATTTCCTTTCTTGATTGCTCTGATTTGTATGTATATATATCATATTTAATCCTTTACAAGTAAATTAATTAGTGTATATAATGTGGAAAAAAAAGGAACTTATGAAAAAAGATGAACAACTAATACAAGACGCATTTTCAATATTCAATGGTGGTAAAGGTTTAGACCATTGGTCATACTCATCAACGTCATCACCTATGGCAAAGAATTTAATTAATTATTCTTTTCCACAAGATGTCAGAAGAACTTTCGCATTTAGATATAAAGCTAACTTTGGCAATCTAGTTAATAACACAGTACAAAAATTAATTGGACATGAGATTTGGAAAACATCTACCATGAAAGAACCTAAATGGGATAGAGAGTTTAATAAAATTTTTCAAACAGAACTCGGCATGATAAACGAAAAGCCACCGGTAGACAACAAAGATAAATTCGCCAGAGAACAAATGGTTGAGTATGCGATTGATTGTATAGGTGTTACAGAAAAAGTTGTTAAAGATATTGTTAAAGATGACAACTTAATTTGTGAGTATCATGTAAGAAAAAAAGAAATGACAATGATAAAAGATATTTTAGGTAAAGTAGATTATCTTACAGATAAAGTATTTATAGAATTAAAAACAAAGCCACCCAATATTAGAAAGGTTAAGAATAAGGAAGAGTGGACAATGAGTAGTCAAGCATTGCCAACTGAACCTACAACAGATAACCTTACACAGACTTCGTTCTACTATATGTGTACCAAGAAAACACCTTACTTAGTTTATACTAATGATAAGGATCATATTATTTTTGATAGTACACATGAGTTGATGAAGAAAGACCATCTGGAATATCTTTACTATAAAATGGTTGAGAAAATACTTTTATGGGAACGTATGATTATGTTCTGTAAAGGTAGCTTATCTGAACTTGCACAAATGTGTGAGCCACCAGACATGTATCATCCTTTTTATTATAAGGATCTAGCACCAGAGCAAATAAAACTCATAACTAATTTATGGGGAATTAAACAATAACAACGAAAGGAAAACTATGTCTTGGTTAATATTAAAAACAAAAGTAGTTGGAACTTATACTTTTATTTACGCACAAAAAGTATGGGGTCTATTACCATTCTAAATAAAAACAAATGAAAGGAAACATGAAAAGAAATATATATCAAAAACTACATGATGCCTGTTTAAGTGCAGGGTCTGTAAAGAAAGGTGCAAAAGCAAATGGTATGCACTTCAACCCATTGTTACATGATGATGTACAAGCAACAGCAACTCAATCATTATTAGATAATGGTTTGTATGCAACCTGTAATTATCTGACAGAGATTGTACCAAACATAAAACAAGTAATGGTCGTATGTACCATGAGAGTTTATGACATTGATGATCCAACCCAACACATACTTGTTGATGGTTGTTCAGCATTTGGCAATCTTGATAAGTTTGGAACTGGTAATGCTATGTCATACTCACGAAAGTATGCGTTCTTAAATTTATTAAATTTAAAAACAGGTATCAAAGATGAGGATGGATATAGTCCAAAACCATTTGAACAAAATTCTCCAGAGAAATCTGAAGAAGAACCTACATATATGGATGATAGTATAAATGTAGATGATATAAAACATGAACTTAAAAATGCTGGTAATAAACAAGCATTTGATATTGTAAAAGAAAAATACAGAGAAAGTGTTGAGTATCTATTAAGAAACAATTTACGAGCATACAGACAAGTTACAGACATTGCTGAAGTTCGTGAATCACAATTAAATAATGGTCAGTAAAAGCTGACGATAACAAAAGGAAAAAACATGAGTGATGAAGTAATATGGTGTAACTTAGTAAGAAACGAAAACAAGAACGCAGATAATCAACCAGATTGGGTTGCACCTGCAAATCCTAACGCACCAGAGGGTAAGAAGTGGACCATTGGTGTTAAAATTGGTGATGCTTGGTATAATCCTGCAGGATGGGATGAAAAAGATGATCAAGGAAACTTAACTGGCAAACTAACTATTAAAATTAGTCCTAATAGTGCTAGTGGTACACCTAAATCAACACCACAAAATAAGGGGTTTCAAAGCAAACCATCTTATGATAACAAACAATCATATAAGTTTTAATTAACTTATATTTGTCTTGGGGGAGTTTTTCTTTCTAGTTCCCTTTCGGTAGTTTTCTTCCCCGAGACACCCAAAAAATATGGACAAAAAAATTACAGACATTGATCAAGAAATTGAGAAGAAGATTATTGATGATCGCCAAAAAGATTATGGTAATTATCAAGAGAATTTTATTATGTTAGCAGAAATGTTTACGATAATACTTGCAGGTAATTTAAGAACAAGAATTAAACCACATCAAGTAGGTCAATTAATGATGGGATTAAAGCTATATAGATCAACAAAAAATTTTAAGGCAGACAACTATTTAGACATGAGTGTGTACAATAAAATGACTAGAGAAATACACAAAAAAGAGGTTGCCAAAAAGGATAAAAATGGATAAGTATAAGAGATTGAAACATGGTGAGGCTAGTTTTACACTAGAAGAACGTTTTGATGACGTGGAGAAAGCTGCAAACCCTAGCACCGAGGGTGAATTTGTAGAAATTAAAATCAGTAATTTAAAAATTGATTTTACAAAAGTGATAAAGGAGCAAGATGATAGAAAAAAAGAATCATCTACAGAGGCTGATGGACAAGCAGAGAAAAAAAAGTGAGAAGTATGTTCATACAGTTCAAAAGGCAAATAAATATAAAGCTGAAAGTTATAGCTTATTTTTAGAAATTGCTAAATGTAGAGAAGAATTAATGACAGCTAAATAGTTATTAATTTAATATTAAAAAAAACTGAAGGAAAACGTAGGGGATCTATGACTAAAAATAAAATATTTACTGAAATAAAACTTGCTATGAGAGCAGGACACTATCGTGATCTATCAAAGAAAGAAAAAAAAATATACAAGAACGCATTTAAGAATGGTTATAAGTTAGCCAAGATACATTGTAAAAAAAGAGATCCAGAATCTTATAAGCCAAGAAGAATTATTAGCTACTCATTTGCCAAACCTAACACAAGAATTATTGAAAGTATTATTAATAGAATTTGTGTTCGTTACGAAGTACACAAAAAAAGTTTAATGGGTAAGGTTAGAACACAAGATATAGTTAGAGCAAGAAATATTATTCACAACATCTTGTATGAAAAATATAACATGAACCTTACAGATATTGGTAGATATTTTGGACAAGATCATACCACAGTTTTACATTCAATAGAAATGAAAAAAGATAAGAGAAGATTTTGGGATGCTGGTCAAAGCATCTGGCAAGAGTTTCAAGAATTAAAAGAAACTATTTCTTAAATCCAGACTTCATATTTTTATAAGCCTTTGCAGATATTGTAGATTTTTTTTTTGTTCTTGAAGTACCAGCTTTTTTTCTTTTATTTATATTATAGTACAAACCTTTTTTAGCCATAGTTATTTTCCTTTTGTTGTTTAAGTTTTAGCACACAATAGTTGTCAAAACAACTACCATCTTTACCATCATGGCAAAAATATTGTTTGTTAGCTGTGATAATCCAGCCACCTTCATCACTCATTAATTGTTTATTACAAGTCTCGCAGTACCCACAGATTAAAGATTGATGTGTAGGTCTTACCCATGTTTTCTTTTTTATCGGCACTTCCACCTTCTTCTTGCCTGTCTTATTCTTGAGTTAGGATCGTTTCTTGTTTTAGCAGATGAGTTTCTTAATTGTCCGGCAGATCTTGCACAATAACTTTTTCTACGTTTAGCATCCTTAGATCCCTTCTTAACTTTACCTGTTACTGCTGTCTTTAATTTTGATCCGGGATTAGCTTTTCTATATCTTGCAACACCTTTAGCTGTCATACCAGCTCCAGATTTTGTAGATCTATAGTTTGCGTCTTTGCCTTTTGTTGTTTTTCTAATAGCCATTATTTTAGTATAAGTTTTTTAATTGATTTTTCACCTAAATAAATTTCTGTTTCTGCTTTAGATTTAATACATTGATATTCTACATTATTATTAAGTTGTCTGTTAGCAATCCTTTTACCTTTCAAACAATTACTCATGGATTCTTGTATTCTGTGTTCTTTAATTTCTCCATTAACAATCATTAATAATGCAACTACTACTTCAACCATGTCCATTACCATTTGCTCTAACTTTATCTTTTAACTCTTCAACATCTTGTAATGCTTTTTCTAATTGTGTTTTAAGAAATTCTATATTAACTTTATTGGTCATATTTTGTTCTTGATTTTTAATTAACTTTTCTACATCCTCAAATAAACTTTCTATCAACATAAACTGTTCTTGATCAGTTGGTTTTTGTTCTGATTTTTTAAGTAGATCAGCTTGGAATAATTCTCTTGATGTCTCTAATGATGTAAGTCTGGCGGTAACTTCTGTGTAAGCAAATACACCCATAGCAACAGCAACAACAAT